CTACCTGACCGCGCTGTTCGGCGGGGTCAAGCCACCGGTCGGCACCAAGCTCGAGAAGACCGACCTCGTCGGGCGCATCGCGCTCGCCACGATCGCCCGCGACGAGGAGGGCTGGACACGCATCACGAACCTGGGCGCGATGCCGGCCAGCTTCGCCGTGCAGACCCAGCAGGCCGCGCCAGCGGCCGCCGTGGCGGCCGTGGCGGCCCCACAGGCCGCTCCTGCGCCCGCGCTGCCCGGCCTGGCCCCGCTGCCGATCCCCGCGGCTCCCGGCCAGCGCGTCGGGGACGACCTCCCATTCTAGAACCGGCACCGAGAGCGGCCGCCCAGGTGAACCTGACCGTGCCACCAGCGGTCGCTCTCGATGATCGCCCGCTCGGGGAGGCGGCGCTCGCGTGGGCGTCCGCCGGCTGGTCGGTGTTCCCGATCGTGCCGCGCGGCAAGACGCCCTACAAGGAGGGCGAGTTCTGCGGTCGCACCGACGACCACACGTGCGGCTTCCACTGTGCGGTCACCGACAACGATCGGATTGCCGCCTGGTGGTCCGAGCACCCGGACTCGAACATCGGGCTGTCCTCGTCGACGGCGTTCATCGTCGACGAGGACCGGCTCGGCGCTGTTGCCGACGCCGGCGTCACGCTGCCGCGCTGCCCGTACGCCACGACCGGGCGCGCGGGCGGCGGGCGCCACTTCTTCCTGCGCGCGCCCGACGGCTGGGACGGACTCGCCGGCGACGCGGTGAAGGTCACCCCGAAAGTGCCGGCCGTCGAGGTCAAGGGCTTCGGCAAGGGCTACGTCGTCGCGGCTCCGTCGATCCACGCCTCGGGCGCCCGCTATCACGTCGAGACGTCGGGCTACATCCCCGAGGCGCCGAAGGCGGTCATCGCGGCGCTCGTCGACGTCGAGCAGGTCATGTCCCACCGGCCGTTCGTCACGATCGGCGCCGGTGGCTACGAGGTCCCCGGCCAGGTCGCCGAGGGCGGCCGCTACATGGAGATCCTCAAGTACGTCGCGCACCTGTACAACCGTCACCTGACGGTCGAGGAGATGTGGCTGCTGGTCCGCGACGGGCTGGCGCCCGTGTTCGTGCCGCGTCTGACCGAGCGCGAGCTCCGCGATCGCTTCAAGCGCGCCACGGCGGATATGCACAAGAACCTCGGGGCGCCGCGTGGGTCGATCAGCGTGCCCGAGACGGCAGTGCCCCTCGAGCTCGAGGACGCGCCGCTCACCGAGTACGACTCGCGCCCGGTCGAGTGGGTCTGGCCGGGCTGGTTGCCGCGCGGCGTCGTGACGATCATGGACGGCAACCCCGGGGTGTCGAAGTCGACGCTCGTGGCCGACCTGGTCGCGCGCCTGACGACCGGCACCAGCTGGCCCGACGAGGAGCCCATCGGTTCGGCACGGCGAGCCATGTGGATCACCACCGAGGACGATCCCGGGCGCGTCCTGCGGCCGCGCATCGAGGCTGCCGGCGGCGACCCGTCGATGGTCCTGTTTGTCAAGAGCGAGGTCGTCTTTCCCGCTGCGTCGACGGCGTTCCGCGAGCTGCTGGTACGCCGCGCGAATGAGCCGCTCGGGCTCGGCCTGGTCATTCTCGATCCGCTCTTCTCGCACATCGAGGCCAAGGTCCGCACGATCGCCGACGCCGAGATGCGTCGCGGCGTGATGAACCCGCTGACCGAGGCCGCCGAGGCCGCCGACCTGGCGATCCTCGTGGTCCGGCACTTTTCCAAGGACACCCAGGCGAGCGCGATCAACCGGGGCGCCGGGTCGCTCGGCGGCATCGTCGGCGCGGCGCGCGCCCAATGGAGCGTGACGACGGATCCCGACGACGAGAGCGGGACAACGAAGGCAATCGGCGTGTCGAAGCTGAACTACGCCAGAACGCCGGCGGCGCTGCGCTACGAGGTTGTCGACCGCCTGCCGCCTGGCTGGATCACGGGCTCCGTGTCCGGGATCAGCTGGCTCGGTCCGGCGTCGGTGTCGATCGAGACGATCCTGCGCGAGACCGAGTCCTCGATCGACGCGCAGCAGGCGCTCGCCGAGCTCCTGGCAAACGGGCCGGTCGGGTCAGGCCTGCTCTTCAAGCAGATGCAGGCCCGTGGATTTGGGCGAAGGGCGACGCGCTCTGCGAAGACACGGCTCGGTGTCGGGGTATCGAAGACGTCGATGACGGGCGGATGGACGTGGTCGATGCCGTCCTCCGAAGAATCACGCTCGTCAACCGGTGACTCCGAAGAATCCGAAGAGTACGAAGAATCACAGGGTGAATCTTCGGGGACTCTTCGTGTAATCGACCTCTCGCGCGCGCGCGCAGGAGTTGGCCCTTTGCGTGATTCTTCGGATTCTTCGAAGAGTGCGAAGAGTCACGTGACCGGCGCTTCCCGCGTGCGCGGCCGCGCGCGCGAGGAGCCGGCCATCGTCGTCGAGCCGACACCCGAGTCCACCTGGGCCGGCCCGTGCCAGTGGTACGACGACCACCGGGAGAAGCACCGCTGGACGCCGGATGGATGGACGTGCGACGCGTGCCACCCGCCGGAGGACGCGTCGTGACCACCACCCTGCCGCCGATCACCGAGCGCGACTTCATGCGCCAGGTGCTTGACCTCGCCAGCCTGTTCGGCTGGGCCGTCTACCACCCGGCACTGTCGAAGTGGTCCGAGCGCGGCTGGCCCGATCTCGCGATGGTGCGGCCGCCTCGCCTGGTCCTCGCCGAGCTGAAGCGCGAGAGTGGCCGGACGACAACCCACCAGGACCGCTGGCTCGGGTTGCTCGGGGCGTGCCCCGGTGTCGAGACGTACCTGTGGCGGCCGTCCGACCTCGAGGCGATCGCGGAGGTGCTGCGATGACGAACGGCGACGCCTGGCCAGTGGAGGACCCACGGAGGGAGAGCCGGCATGACTGACCTACAGATACGCCTCGCGGCTTGTGTTCGGGACGGCTACCTGTTGCCGTCCGAGGCGGAAAGGTTCGCCGCCCTCGACGCCGCCCCGCCCGCCGTGCATGAGCACATGTGGCAATACTCCATCCACGATGCGGCGCGCTGGTGCGCTTGCGGTGCTATGGAGTCAACGCCGGACGAGCACGCCCTCGACGCCGCCCCGCCCGCCGTGGACGAGCATGGCGACCCGTTGCCGGAGGACCCGCATTCGGCGGACTGGTATGACGGCTACGAGCAGGCGCAGCGCCGCCCTCGACGCCACCCCGCCCGCCGTGGACGTGGAGCGGGCCTATGACGAAGGCCATCGAGACGGCCGCGATTGCGGGCGCTATGACGATGACCGCGGCTACTGTGAGCACTCGGGCGAGAAGTACGCCCGCCTCGGAGACACCCGATGACTGACATCGACCTGCTCGATGAGACGAGTGAGGCGTGGACATCCGTCGAGCGGGCTATCTGGCCCAATGGTCCGGCACACGGCACCGGGAGCGGGGCCTATGCGGCGTTGAAGGCCCGCATCATCGCCGCTCTCGACGCCACCCCGCCCGCCGTGGACGTGGAGCTGCTGGCCCGCGAGTTCATCCATGTCCGAGGGGCGCATAACCCGACACCCGACGAAATGGAGGCGGATCAGGAGGTTCGCCCCTGTGCGTGGTGCCGACTCGCCGCCGAACAGGCTGTCGAAGCCCTCGCCCGCCTCGGAGACACCCGATGACTGACGGAGGGGCGGCGTGAGCGGCGTGCGTCATTCGGGTGGTGACGTGGACGTGCAGTCCGGCACCGGGTTCAGCGCGACCAAAGACAAGATCACGCCGATCGTCCAGATGACGGTCGAGACGACAGGCGGCAGGGCCACCATCCACTTGCTCCCGCGAGAGGCACGAGCGGTCGGCCTCGACTTGATCGCTGCCGCATCACAGGCGCTCGGAGACACGACTTTGCGCCGACTGGCGCGGGAGCGAGGCGAGGACGGCGACGCCCTCGTCCAGCGGCTTCGCAGAACCACCGACGAATGGCTCGGGGAGGGCTGACCGTGAGATCGCAGTTCCACCGTTACTTCAAAGTCGGACGCACGTATCAGGCCGTCTCGCTTTGTTGGGTGCCGTCGTGGGATCACCCGCACTGGGGCCGCTTCGGAGCGTGGCTCCACCATCGCGGCTTGTCGTTGCGCTATCGCGGTTGGGTGCTCGTCTTGTTGGTGCGGCGATGACGCCGACCATCGTCCCGCCGCGTGCTCATGGCCGAGCGGTCAACTTTGCGGAGGATCAGGACCAGTACAACACCCTTCCGGCGTGGTACACGGACGACCCTGAGGGAGCCGTTATTACACGCTGGCGGCTGACGTGGCGCGAGCGCCTCGGCCTGCTCGTTGGCAGGCCGTTGTGGTTGTACGTCTGGACGTTTGGTCGGCCATTGCAACCGATCCTGCCGACGCTCAACGAACCGACGCCCGATCCCGCCTCGGAGACACCCGATGACTGACCTAGACGCGATCCCACGTACCGCCGCCGGACGCGACCTACTGCGCCGGGTGAACAACGACTGGGGGCCGCTCCTACTGGCGGGCGACATCGTGCCGCCGTTCCCGACGTGGGAGGGGCTGATACTGGCGGTCGAGCGTGAGGCCGTTGCCGCCTACATCGACGGACTGTCGGAGGCGGTGGACAGGCTGCCAGCTCAGCTCTGGAGGAGCGCAATGGCCGCTGAGGTGATGGAGGAATACGTCAGCCGCGCCGTCGTCCTCGCCATCCTGCGCGGCGAATGATCGAGCACCTGACCCTCGTCATCGCCGGCGGCTGCCTGGTGGCCTACGCGGAGTGGGTCAAGCCGCAGCCCGGACTGCGTGAGCGCCTCGTCGACGTGCTGTGGTACGGCGGCGCGTTCGTGTTCCTCGTCGCCACGCTGTCGGCGCTCATGGGCGCCCTGGGGATCGGCGGATGACCGAGATCGCCGCAGCCTGGTTCATCGGCACCCTCACCGGGGCGACGATCGTCGGCATCGTCGCGGCGGTGCGGGGGCGATGAGCGAGCCGGCCGTGTTCACGGCGTCCGAGGTATCGGCCGTGCTGCGCGTGTCGGAGCGAACCGTCCGGCGCATGATCCGGGACGGGCACCTTGACCGGCTCCCGGGGACGCGCATCATCCTCGTTCCACGTCTGTCGGTCGAGCGGCTGTTGGGAGCGCATCGTGAGGGAGCGAGGACAGGGGACCATCGTCGAGCTGACCGACGCAACGGGAACGGTCACGGGCTACCGGGTGGCGGTCACGATGGCGGACGGGCAGCGGGTGTGGCGGCGCTGCCGGACGAAGCGGGCGGCGGAAGCCAAGCGGCGCGAGCTCGTCGACGATCGCGAGCTCGAGATCGATCCCTCACGCCAGACGCTCGCGGCCTACCTCCGTTCGTGGATCGCGGAGCTGACTGATGCCCGCAACCGGCGGATCCGCCCGACCACGCTGCGCCACTACGCCTCGATCGTCGAAGGCCACATCATCCCCGGACTCGATCCGCGGGACCGTCTGCCGCTGTCGCGACTCAACGAGCGGCGCATCCAGGCATGGCTCGACGCCTCGGATGGCTCTGCTCGCTCGCTCCACCACTACCGCGCTGTCCTGCGCCGGGCGCTCAACGTGGCCGTCCGCCGACGTCACCTGGCACGCAACCCGGCGCTCGGCGTCGAGCTGCCAGAGCCGGACAGCGACGTCGGGAAGCCGCTCACTCTCGACGAGGCCAAGCGCCTCCTGGAGGGGACGCAGGACGACCGGCTCGGCGTCCTGTGGCGGCTGGCGCTCGTGACGGGCCTCCGCCAGGCGGAGCTGCTCGGCCTCGGCTGGGAGGACCTCGACCTGGAGGCCGGGACGCTCACGGTGCGGGCTCAGATCCAGCGGCTCGGCGGATCGTGGGTGCGCACCGCGCCGAAGGCCGCGCGTGGCCTGACGCGCATCGCGCTCGACCCCGGCACCGTCACGGCGCTCGATCGGCACCGTCTGGCCATGGCCACCGAACGCAAGCCCTCGTGGCGCTACCACGGCCTCGTGTTCACCACGCGCCACGGCACGCCGTTCCACGGGCGCACGATCCTCGGCGAGTTCCACGAGGCGCTCGACCGGGCGAAGCTTCCGCGCCGTCGCTTCCACGACCTGCGGGCGACGTCCGCCACGCTGATGCGCGAGGCTGGCGTTGCCGAGGATGCGCGGATGGCGAGGCTGGGGCACTCCACGACGGAGATGGCCAGACACTACGGACGGGCGTCGGAGGAGCAGGATCGGGCCGCTGTGGCGACGCTGGCGAGGCGTCTCAGCTGAGGCGTTCTGTTGCCGATCTGTTGCCAAAAGTGGAGCCGACACTCGGATTTGAACCGAGGACCTGCTGTTTACGAAATACCCGCTGCACGGCCATCGGATGGCCTGAACCGGTGCCGTAAGCACGATTTGGCCTGATCTGTCCTGTACTGGCCGCATCTGTCTGTTGCCATTTGCGTTGCCAGCAGTCCACCATAATCCTCCGTGGAGTTCAGGGCGCCGGCTTCCGTCACGTCAGAGCCCGATGGGCAATGAGTCGCTGCCACCGCCGGACGTCATCGCCTCGGGCTTTTCCCGTCTCATCGACGATCTGCGCGACGACGTTCGCGAGGACCTACGCGACATCCGCTCAGAGATCAAGCACAGCGAGGAGCGCGTGACTGCCCGCGTCGCGTCGGTCGAGGCGCGCCAGATCGAGACGCGCGAGCAGCTCGTCGAGTTCGCCCGCTCGCACGGCGACGAGCACGAGCAGTACGAGCACCGCTCCGCGGAGAACCACACGGCGCTGTGGGAGGCGTTCCGCCGCTTCGAGATCAACGAGGCCCGTCGTGACGGCGCGCTCGGCATCATCCGCTACCTGGTCGAGCTGACGTCGCGCCACGCCCCGCGGATCGCCGCCATCATCCTCGCCCTCGCTGCGACCGTCGGCTTCGCGTCGGGCGGCATCACCGTCGGGATCGGCCAGTGAACATCCGCGTGTCAGGGGCCGATCTGGCCGCCCGCCAGTCGGTGCTGACGGCCATCGAGGCCGCCGAGCTGCGCTTCATCGAGCGCGAGCGCCAGGCGACCGAGCGCGGACTCCACTTCGAAGCCGCCATGTGCCACCGCTACGTCATCTGGTGCCACCGGGCGTGGGAGGCCGAGTACCGCAATCCCGAGCCGGAGGCACATTGATGGCTGAACCCGTTTGGCTACGCTCCTCGTCGGGCCGCGTCCACCGGGCGGTCCTCGTTGACGGACAGCGGCTCAGCAACGAGCAATGCAACCTCGACGACGCCGACCTCATGGAGATCGCGCCCGAGAACTTCCGAAGCGATGGCAGCGTGGACTGGTGTGCCCGTTGCTTCCCGGAATCCTCCGCCGCGGACCCCCAACCGGATTCGGACGCCGCTCGTGACGGTGCCGACGTCCCGAATCCGGACGCGGCCGACGACGCGGGCGAGGAGGAGTACTAGTGCCGTACAACGAGACAGCCCGCGACAAGAAGGTCCGAAACAAGCTGGAGTCGTGGCCTGTCCAGCAGTTCGGCCAAGCAGCCGACTACTCGGCGTTCAACGGCACGACCGCCTGCACCCACGTCTGCTGGCAGAAGATCATCTGGATTTGGCTCGGCCGGAAGTACTCCATCGACCAGATCAGCAGCTTCGCGGGGTACTTCCGGGAGCGCAACTCGGCAGGCCAACCGCGCGGCATGGCCGTTGGCGAGAGCGTCCGGCTGATCGACCGCCTGAACCTGCCCTATGTGTTCAAGTCGTCGCTGGACTCCGACGAGCTCTGGCAGGCCATCCAGCGGGCCCCGGTCATCTACGCCACCCGCTACGGCTCGCAGCCCGACTGGCGCGGCTACGTCTACAACGGCATCAAGGCCGATGGGAAGCCCGGAGGGTTCGCCTACAAGGCCGGCCGGACGCAGCTGTCCGGGTTCGAGAACGGCGCGCACGCCGTGATCGGCGGGACCACCAGGACGCTCTACACCTCGAGCGGCGCGCGGGTCCGTCAGGAACTCCTCCGCCATGACCCCAACCACGGGTCGCCGTCACGCCCCGAGCGTCCTCCCTACGACCTCATCAGCAAGGCCCAGATGGAGCGCGAGTACGACGCCCACGCCAACCTGCCGGGCCGAGGGCATCAGGCATTCGTAGCGACGAAGGAGCTCCCCGCGTGATCGAGCCCGATCCCATCCCCGAAGACGAAACAGGCAGCGAGTCGGTCCCGGTCGATCCGGACGACGAGACCGAGCCCGACGAAGAACCCGCACAGGAGTAACGACATGCTGTTCGGCCGCGAGCCCGCCGTGTGGATCGGCATCATCGTCTCGAGCATCCTCGCCGTGGTGAGCGTGCTCCTCGGCGAAGGCGTCATCAGCGACGCGCTGGCTGGGCGCATCACCGACGGGGTGAACGCGATCGCCCAGCTGCTGGTGATCCTGTCCCCGCTCATCACCGGCATCCTCATCCGGCCCCGCGTCACCCCGGTCTGAGCGGGAATGCAGCGGCTTTGTCTCGGCCCCGGCACTGGCCCGTGCCCGGCTCGTGCAGCGGTTACGCGTGGTCGCTGTAAGCGATGCGAGTCCGCCTGGCAGGCACGACGCAACGCGCGCCCTGCTCGTGCGATCTACGGCGGCGCCTGGCCGGCCGAGTCGCGCGCCATCCGCACTCAGCAGCCATGGTGCTCACTCTGCGGCAGCGAGCGCGATCTGACTGTTGACCACCCGACTCGGTGGGTCCTCTGCCGTAGCTGCCACGCGAAGCTCGAGAACAGGCGTCGCGGGGGGGGGCCGAGAAGTTCACGGGGTGGGGCTGGTGTACCCGCACCTACCGCGCTCGGGTTCGCTGCGAATCTGGAAGATGTGCGGGGTCCCCGCTGATGGCCGGTCGTGGCCGACCTCCCAAGGCGGCATCAGCGCGGCGATCGAACCGTGTCCCCGGTCGCGGGGAATGGCGACCGATCCCCGGGATCGGCTGGCAACATGGCCCGATTCCACCTGCCCCGGACGGCCTGATGGCCGCGTCCTTCAACGCTTGGGACACGTGGATGAAGTCGTGGGTCGCAGCTCACTGGACACCGACCGACCTGCCCGGTCTGCGTCAGCTCATCCGCCTGTACGACCAGGTCGAACGAGGCGAGTTCGTCCGAGCCACCGAGCTCCGTCTTGGGATGGATACCTACGGCATCACGCCTAAGGGCCAGCAGGATCGTCGGTGGTCACCACCTGACGAAGGAGCCGGGCCCGTATCGGGTGCAACGCCGGCCGGTCGCTACGCGCATCTCAAGGTGGTGGGCTCGTGACGCTCGTTGCGCCTGAGATCCGTGAGCGTCGCAAGCCCGCCCGTGGCTGGCGTGGCTGGCGCGGGCCAACGGAGCAGAAGCCGTTCCCCTCGCTCGGATGGCTTCTGCTCGACTGGACGTACGGCTTCCTCCCCGACCCGACCCGCGAGGACCAGCCTCTCGTCTACACGGACGAGCAGGCGCGCCGGATCGTCGAGTTCTACGAGCTCGACCCGGTGTCCGGCGAATATGTCAACCAGACGGACATCGAGGAGGAGGCCAAGGGCTTCGGGAAATCGCCGTTCGCCGGGTCCGGCGCGATCAAGCAGTACGCCGGCCCCGTGTGCTTCGACGGCTGGGACGCGGACGGCGAGCCGGTCGGGGTCCCGTGGGGCACCAACGGGCGACCGATCCCGTGGGTCCAGATCGCCGCCGTGTCCGAGGACCAGACCGACAACACCTGGGGGGCGATGTACGGGATGCTCGCCGCTCGCGGCGGCCGGATCGCCGACGATCTGCGGCTCGACCTCGGGCGGACGAAGGTCTACCACCGTGACTATCCGGCCGCCGTGCTCGAGCCGGTCACCGCCTCGAGCGGTTCGCGCACCGGCCAGCGCATCGTGTACGCCGTTCTCGACGAGACGTGGCTCTGGACGAAGCGCAACGGCGGGACCGCCCTCGCCGTGGCCATCCGGGCGAACCTCACGAAGATGAACGGGCGCTCGATGGAGACGACGAACGCGCCGGTCCTCGGGCAGCAGTCCGTCGCCGAGCAGTCGGACCCCGACCACGTCGCGCGAGGCGTGCTGCACCACGCCCGGCGTCCCCAGACGTCGCCAGACCCGTCGTGGCCTGACGAGCGCCTCGAGGCCGAGCTCGCCCACGTGTACGCGCATGTCCCGTGGATCAATCCGAGGCGCCTGGTCGCCGACATCCGGAAGCCGACGAGCGCGTGGGATGACTCGCTCCGGCTGTTCTTCAACATCCGGACGTCAGGCGCCGGCCGGGCCGTGGATCCGCGCCTGTGGGAACTGCGCCGCGCGGAGCAAGATGTTCCGTCGGGCACCCGGATCGGCCTCGGCTTCGACGGGTCGATTTCGCAGGACGCTACCGTGCTGCGAGGCTGCCTGCCGGACGGCTACTCGTTCGTCATCGGGGCTTGGGAGAAGCCATCCGGCGACGATCTCGTGGCGTGGATGGCGGACAACCCGGGTGCGAGTGAGTGGATGGTCGATCGAACGGACGTTCATCAGGCAGTCGCCGATGCCTTCGCCACCTACGACGTCGGGTTGATGCTGTGCGACACGCCGAAGTGGTACTCGGAGATCGAGGCATGGCAGCGCCTCTACGGCGATGACCTCGTGACGCCATTCGATACGAACCAACCGCGCAAGTTCGCGCCGGCCGTTGACCGCTGGCTCACCGCGCTCCGCGAGGGCAGTCACACCCATGATGGCCATCCCCTCACGGATCGGCACGTCAAGGCGGCGCACCTGCGCGCGGTGAGGCTCGCTGATGACGAGGCAGACGGGCGGACCCGGTACGTCCTCGTGAAGGGCGACGACAAAGGTCGGATCGATGCGGCAGTGGCGGACGTCCTCGCATACGAGGCAGCTATGACGATGCCCGACGCCGCCGAGCGCGAGCCGGAGTTCTTCGCCATATGAAGCGCGCCGCCGCCGCCCTCCGATCCCTCGTCGTGTGGCTCGCTTCGGCCGTCGGGCTGGAGGGAGCGTTCCTCCTGCTCGGCACCGCTGGATTGGCCTACGTCGCGTCCTTCGTGCACCCCGCCGGCGCGATCGCTGTTGTGTCCGTCATGGCTCTCTTGATCGGTGTCGCCCTTGCGGTGCCGCCCAGGAGGGCCTGATGGGAGTGCTCGCCCGCCGCGTCGAAGAGGTGCGCGGCAGCGTCTCGGACTGGTACACCCGGGATGACCACGACGACGGACCGTCCTCGACGGCCGGAGTGCGCGTGAATAGCCGGGTCGCGCTCGGCCTGACGACGGTCTGGCGGTGCGTCGACCTGCTCACCTCGGCCGTCTCGCAGGCCCCCAAGGACGTGACTCTGAAGGTCGGCGGGCAGTCGTTCCAGCAGTTCCAGAAGCCAGGCTGGCTGGTGCTCCCCAACCCGGCCGACCCGACGTACACGATCAACGACTACTTCGCGCAGATCTCGATCTCGCTGCTCATCGAGGGCAACTACTTCACCTACGTCGTGGGATCGGTCCACTTCCCGCTGGCCCTGATCCCGCTGCCGCCTTCCCGGGTGCGGGTGATCAAGGGCCTGCGCTACGAGATCCTCGACCAGAACGGCCAGGTCTCGAAGACGGTCGGTCCCGACGAGATGCTCCACGGCACCTGGATGCGTCCACCCGGCGAGCTGCGCGGCATCAGCCCGCTCGAGAACCTCCGACGCAGCATCGGGTCCGCGGTTGCCGCCGAGGAGTACGCCGGTCGCTACTTCGCCCAGGGCGCGACGCTGTCGTTCGGGGTCGAGGTCCCCTACCCGATGGACCCTGTGAAGCAGAGAGAGTTCAAGGAGAAGCTCAGAGAGGGAATGTCCGGCCGCACGAACCAGCACGTCATTGGCGTGCTGACCGACAACGCCAAGTTCATCACGGGCCTTGCCCCGACACCCGAGCAGGCGCAGATGCTCGACACACGCAAGTGGGGCGTCGAGGACCTGTGCCGGCCGTACGGCGTGCCGCCGGCGATGGCCGGCAGCCAGGAGGCCGGCGCGGCGTCGTTCGCCTCGACCGACACCTACGACCGCTGGTTCAAGGAGCGCGGCGTCCAGCCTCTCGCCTCGCGGCTGGAATCGCAGCACGACCGGCTGCTGTCCGTCCCCGAAGGCGTGGCAGACCCCGGGGCGTCAATGCAGTTCCGGTTCAACCTCGACGCGATCGCCCGGGTGTCGCTGCTCGAGCGGTTCCAGGCGTACAGCGAGGGCGTGCGTGGCGGCGTGCTGAAGCCGAACGAGGCCCGTGCTACCGAGGACAAGCCACCCGTCGAAGGCGGCGACAAGCTCTACATGCAGGCCCAGATGGTCCCGCTGGACCAGCTCGGGGCCGCCCCAGCGGCTCCTGTCCTCCCGGAGCCCGACCCCCAGCGGGCTACCCGGGAGGACACGCTGGACCTGGCGCACACCGCGCTCGACGACGCGACCCGGATGGTTGCCAGCGTCGCGGCGATGGACGCCGGGGAGGCGGCTGCGCAGCGGCACGAGGAGATCATCGCGGCCATCAAGGCGATCCCGGCCCCCGTGGTCAACGTTCCGGAGCCTGTTGTGAACGTTGCCGCTCCGATCGTCAACGTGCCAGCTCCCGTGGTGAACATGCCCGCGCTGGACCTCCAACCAGTCGCCGACACGATCGAGGCGCTGCGCCAGCGTCCGACCATGCGGCGAGTCCTGCGTGACAAGTCCACCGGTCTGATCTCCGGCGTCCTCGAGGAGCCGCTGGCCACGTGATCACGCACGAGGCTCCCGCCGGACCGCTGGTCGGCGAGACCGAATGGCTCGCAGCGCACATCGGCGAATCCGCCGGCGTCGTGCCGGTGGGCGGGATCATCATGTGGTCCGGCACGATCGCCACGATCCCCAGCCCCGAGTGGGAGCTGTGCGATGGCACGGCCAACGCTCCTGGCCCCGACCTCCGTGACAAGTTCGTTGTGGGCGCGACACAGGACGACGCGGGGGCCGCCAAGACCAACATCGAGGGCAGCCTCAAGCAGTCGGCCACGCAGACCGGCGCGAGCATCGCGAACCACGCCGCCCTGTCACACGCCAACGGCGCGGTCGGTAACCACACCGGGCTGACCCACGGTGGGTCGATCGGCGACCACGCGGATCTGACGCATGCCGCGCTGAGTCACCCGGCGATCACGATCACCCACGCCGATCACTCGGTGGCGTCGGCATCACACACCCACGCCTCGGGCGCGGACGTGTCGGTGCCGTCCTACGCAGTGGCCTCGGCGCTCGGCTCGCAGCCCAGCCATTCACATGCCTCTGCGGCCAATGCGTCCGCCCCGTCCGGCTCGTTCGCCTCCACGGCGGGCGTGTCACGAGGACCGTGATGCCGGAGGTACAGGAGCAAGAGGAGCAGTGGGTCCTCGGACTCATCTCAATCGGAGGCGACCGATGAACGAATACGAAGCCCGAAGCTCGGACCTCTGGGAGGAGGTCCGGTTCGAGATGCTCGCCGAGGGCAACGGACTGACGATGGATGGGCCGATGGCCCTGTACGGCAAGGCGTCGCGGCTGCTGTCCGAGGTGGACCTCGCCGGATCGCAGCAGGCCCGCTCCCAGCTCGCCCGCCTGGGCGGGAGGACCTTCCGCGAGGTCATCGACCCGGGCGCGTTCGCGCGGTCCCTCAACGCAGCCCCGGACATCGTCCTCCACTACCAGCACGATGAGCGCACCCTGCCGCTCGGTCGCACCAAGGCAGGCACTCTGCGGCTGACCGAATCCGCCGACCAGGTACGGTCGCAGGCCGACCTCCCCGACAACGAGTGGGGGCGCCCGGTGCGCGACGCGGTCCTGCGGGGGGACATCGGCGGGATCAGCTTCCGCATGGGCAAGATCAAGGACTCGTGGTCCCGTGAGAGGCTGGCAGACGGGTACGACGGTCCCGTCCGCCACCTGCACGAGATCCAGCTCCGTCGCGAGATCTCCCTCGTGACATTCCCGGGCTACGACACCCCGGCCACGG